CTTTACCTTGTTTTCCATCCTTACCATCTAAACCCCTAGGACCAACATCACCTTTGTCCCCTTTGTCTCCCTTATCACCTTTATCGCCCTTAGGAGCATTAATGGTGACAGATTGAATCTCAGCTAAAACTATTTCTTTAATCTTAGCGAGTTCTTCATCAATGTTTATTTCAGGAGGTAATTCAAAAGTGTCTATAACTTCTTTAGGTAAAGCAATAGGAGAAGAAGCAGTAGCCTTTTTCTCCAAATCATCCAGTAAAGCTAGTTGTTCTTCTTTAGATAAACTAAAAACTTGTTCTAGTAGACTCATTGTGCCTTTTTATTCATTTGAAGTTTAACTATTTCAGCATTTTGTGCCATATCTTGCTCTTTTAGCTTAATAGACTTCTCTTTAAGCATTAAATCAGCAATCTTAGCTCTTCTTTCAAACTCTTTATCATCTGCAGTACCAGCATCTAAGTTATTTGATAAGGCAGCAGCAAGTTTAGCCTTAGTTTCTTCAGGCATAAGTTGTGTTTCCACCATATTCTTAGTAGCATTTGCTTTATTAACTTCAACTTCTGATACAACTTTAGCAATATCAGCCTGTGCTTTTTGCATTTGCATCTGTAAAGTAGCTTGCTGAATTTGTTGTTGTTGTGGATCAGGTTGCATTGATTGTTCAACTTGAGCCATTAATGCGTTTCTATTAGGTAAACTTGAATTAGCAAGAACACCTTGTAACAAGATTGGTACAATTGGACTGTCAGGACCAAGTGTTTTGAGTAGATTTATGATTTGTGCTTGCTCAACTTCACGAGCTAACATACCTAATGTTGAAGAAGGTACAAATTTCCAGTCTTTTACAGGGAAATGCTCAGGGTCAAACTGCATAAATCTCCATGCAGCCTTCTCAATGAATGGAATGAGGAACTGATCTTGGAAATTAACAAGAGTTCTCTTATTTTTCTTCAATATTGAGGATAAAGTAATAGAAAGTTCACCACCAGTAGGCTGAACTGCTGTAGATTGGGTGTCTAAAGTACCTGTAGCTTGTAAAAGCATGGTTTCAAACGCTTGTGCAGTCTGAATATTACCCCCATCTGTTTGACCAAACTTGAATGGCATCAAGATTTCAGATGGATTACCATTAGTTAAGACAGATTTACCTGGTTTAATCTCAAATTTAGAGCCACGAGGTAGGCGAGTAGCATCCATACCCATCATAGGTACTGTTGTAAGTGCTAAAGAGTCAAGGTGACTACGCAATTGAGCATCAATCGCCTTCTGCATATTGTAACCTTTCTCAGCTACACCACGACCCCAAAATCTATTAGGCACTGTATCGTCTTGATAAGCGATAACAGGGCGGTCTTTCATCATGTAAGGACTGCGTTCTGCTTTAAGAAGTTTACTATCATTACCAATAACCACGATAGCTTCTACTAAATCTCCATACTCTTCCATGAGTTCAGAGACTTCTTTCTCTTCTTTAAATAAATCTTGTACTTCATCCTCAGTTGCATCTAATAATGCAGCAGGAACTAAACCATAATAACGGATGAGTTTAATTTTGTCATCAAAAGATTCTTGATCTAACCATGAAGGTTCTAAATCTTTATCAGGTGTTGAGTCGTCTTCAATGTCAGTGTCCTTATACACACCAGCTTTAACATTCTCAGCAACTTTATGAGCAGATACAAACTCTTCAATAGCAACGCCAAGAGCATCTTCAATTGTAGTGGCTGTTGGGTCAATAAGGAAGTTTTGTGGAGAGATAGGTTTAAGTGTTACATTAATCTTTTCTTTTTCTTCTACACCAATAGCTACTGCATTTACATTGTCCATATTGCGAGTAGCAGGAACGAGTTCTTTAGTTTTCTTTAAAACAATTTCACCAATACCAGTACCATAAATAGAAGCTAGAAGAGTTACATCACCTACGGCTTTACGAAGTTTATTCTTTTTAAAACATTCTTTCATGTACCCTTTAAGATATTCTACATCACTTTTATCTTGGTCCATCATGTCATCATCTATATCAAATAAATGATCTCCTTGACCAAAGATAGCTTCTTCAATTTCAGCAGTGTGGTTTTCAATAGCTTGTTGTAAAGCTGGGGATGTAATACGACTTCTTTCTGAATCTCTTAAACGATCTTCAGCAGCCCATTCACCTCTCCAAAGTCTTTCATATTCTTTCCAGTCAGAAAGGTAATTAGTATCTCGATGGTCTCGCCACTCTTCGATGTATTCTAATACCCAGTCAACAAGTTTGTTTGCCATAGTTTTTCCTTTAATATCCTGTTATTGTGTCTATTACCTGAAATTCTTCATCTTCATAATCCTGGAAATACTCTACTACTTGAATTTGATCTATGTATGCTAAAGCATCCACCAAGTCATCATGAAGCAAATGATTAGGAAAATTAACAAGCTGATCGATAAACTCATTGTTCCAATCTCCCTCATTAAGTGTCACCTTGCCATGTTCAAATCTACCTTGTAAAGCCCACACTATACGATCTGTCTTCTTTTGGTTTCCATGAGTAACATCATCAATTCTAAAATAATGGTTGTGTCTTCTCATTAAGTCCATAAGGTAGGGAAGAGCAGCATTCTTTAAGCTACCCTTTTCAATTCCTACAGCCACTGGTTCATACTCAACTACTGCTCTCATAATCTGTGAGCAAGTTTCTTTAATATCCCAACGACCATGTTTAATTTCTGCTACCCACCATCCACCTTCGTGAACTTTAACAATTGCAATAGCTGTTTCATCCAGCTTACTATTCTTATTCCCTGACTCTTTATCGACATTAATAAAACCAGCCAAGTCAACTGTAATAAAATAACGACCATCACTAGGTTCTTCTTCATCAATCTTTATCCATTCTTCTTTAAATATATCTCTGCTTGCCGCTTCAAAGGAAGCCATAAACTCTTGGCGAAAAGCAAAGCTGGACATAGATTGTTTAGCAGCTTCAATTTCTTTTGCAGGGATTAAGGGGTTATCGTAAGATGAATAATGGAATCCTTTCCACTCCTCATCTTTACCACTCTCTGCGTATTTATATAATTCGTAGAAATGATTTCTACCTTTAGGAGTTCCTATGAACATAGCTCCACCTTGTACATCAGCTAGAGCTGGTCTTAGGATTTGTTCCCAAACATTCGGTTTGATGTCGGCATATTCGTCAATGACTACGAATGCTAAACCCACACCTCGAAGTGTATCTGGTCTATCTGCACCTTTTAAGAATATCTTTCTTCCATTTACCAATGTGAGTATGGAGGTGTTCTCATGTGCAGCAGCAATTACTTCATGTCCTAGTTCTTTAAGTAGTCCCCATAATATGTCTTTAGCTTGTTGGTAGGTAGGGGCTACATAGAATACATCTTTGTTCTTACTCTTTAGAGCTTCTATTAGAAGCATCCATGCAGCGAGTCTTGACTTACCAAATCGTCGCCCTGCTGCTACAACTTTAAATCGAGTCTTATCGTTAAAGACTTCGAGCTGCTTCTCATGCAGCTTAACCTGTAATGTTGACAATTAGAATGATCTGATATATTGTAAAAATAATGCTTTGTCTTGTGGACTAAGTTGGTTAAACTGTGCTTGTAATGTATTTGGACCTGAAGAGTAAGCTACATCTACACCAGTAGGTTTAAGATCTCCCATTTTATATTTAGGGTCATACCATCCTTGTGCTGTTACTCCTAAGTTAAGATTGGCATCATTCATAGGAATATCTAAGCCAAGTCTCCCAGCTCCACTTAACCCTGAAGATCCTCCACCAGCATCAATAGAAAGATTTAGGCGAGGTTTAGGAACCACAGCATATGGGGTAAAGTTATCTTCTATACTTAAATCTTCGTTATCCATGTTCTACCAGTTAAATAAAAATTAATAAAAATTTCCAGAAAGTCATCACTAACATTATTCTCCCTTACTTTCTTCTTCTATTGTTTTATACTCTGCTTCTTGAATTTCTTCATCAGAAGAGTGTATGACAGTTTCCCCTACACCCATTATCTGAATAGAAATCTGATTGTTCTTTCCTTTAGCTTTCTCTAAATAGTCAGCTGGGAGGATACGATCCATGACAATTTTAAGACAAGCCATTTGGTCATCATCTGTATCATCGAGAGCTTTATGTAGCACTTTCTCTACGATGTATTTACTTTCTCTGCCTAACATTTCAGCAAGGATCTCTTGTGCCCTTGCTTTTTTAGAAACTGGAAGAATAGCATTACTCTTCCTCTTCTTAATGATTTTGTTTTTTTTGTACTCGATGGGTTCTAACCCTTGAGACATTCGTTCCTTGTTTAAACGAACTAAGGCTGGTCTCCCTGCCCCTGGGCGTCGTCCTCCTCGCTTCTTTTCAGAAACTGGCTGTTCAGGAGTAGCCTCAGCTACGACTATTTCTATGTCAACAGGTTTTATTTCATCATTCATTCTTTACCCTTACGGAGAAAAGCATATAAAATTATATGCTCATATAACAATTATATCACAAGTATTCAGA